GTAAATGTAACTGTTGCATTGTAATTTTTCTTTACAACGGCTTCGATTTCATCCAGAGAAACACGGAAAAATTCTTTTCTTGTATTTACCAGATTGACACGCTTGTCAGCAAACGTGCTATGAAGTATTGCTTCAAGAGCTGGTGCATCATCGCTGAAAATCATAGCATGAACGTCAAATTCAAATGGAACAGAAGCACTGCTCAATTCGCTGATTCTGTCCATTGGTTCTAATCTTCTTGTCATGCCGATTTTATAAACATTCTCTCCGAATGAACCAATATTACTGATAACATATACAAATCCGGCACGAGTATTCTGTTCTTTATGTAAGACATCTTCTTTACTTTTCTGGACATCTGCAAGTTTTTTCTGTAATTCTTCAATCTGTGAGATGTACAGCTGCTTTTCAACATCCTGTGTATTTTGCATATATTTCATCAGTTTATCAATTTCTTTCTTGAACTGATTTTCTTCCTTTGTTAGCTTTTCTTTTTCTTTTTCGATTTCACGCCGTGCTTTTTCTTCTTCTACCATCTGTTCTCGAATTGCTTTTTGCTGCAAGCGTTCCTGCTCTCTCTGATATTCATACTGATATTTTGCAGTTAATTGTGCCATTTTGTTTTCTAATAGCTTCTGTGTGATTGCGATTCCATCTGTAACAAATATTTTGTTGATTGTTTCAAATGCACGCATCATTTTATTTCTGGAAGTATCCATGTTCTTTACAGTGGTATTTACTATAATGGTTGTACATTCAGAATTGAAGCATCTAAGAATTTGTTTGATGTCTGCTTTTTGTGCTTTGCTATCATAAATTTGAATAATCTCAACTGCTTCATTGTTCGTGACAATATTTTTTTCTTCCAGCTGCATGATCTTCAATCTATTTTTGTATTCTTCAGATGTCACATTTTCATCTACATCTACCTTAGAGAGTTCATATGTTATTTCAGATTGAAGTTCTTCTAAATAATTCCGTTCTTTTTCTTGTTCTGCCTGCAATTCTGCAAGATTGTTCTGTAATTTTCCTTGATCTTCTTTCAGCTTTTGCAATGCCTGCTCTGCTTTTTTCTGTGTTTTTTCTGATTCCTGTTCGATTGTTTGTGCTTCCTGGTTGGCTCTGCTGATAATTTCGTTTGCTTTAGAATTTGCGTTGTTGATTTGTCCGGATTCTCCCATTTTTACACCGTAGAATAACAATGCATTTTCATATTCATTCATGTTTTCCTTATAGGCACTTTTTTGTTTCATAAGAAGATAAACACCAGCTGCCAAGGGAATTACAAACATCCAAAGTGCAAAGCAGATTGCAATTACGATGGGGTCACAGTATATCGGTGTTATTCTTTTGGAATTAGAAAGTCGTTTTCCACAATGTGTACAATGTGTTTGTGTGTTTTCATTCAGTGTTTTGCAATGCAAACAATATTTCATTTTTTATCATCCTCATTTATGTATTCTTCTTCCAACAAATCTAAAACATCTGCAATTGCACGAAGCTGTTTGGAACGGGGCATTTTTTCCAACAGTACTTCGATTTCCTTGCAGTTGTTTTCTTTTTCTGTCTCTGTTACGGTTAACGGAGAATGGTTTCCGTTATTTCCATTTATCACATTGCTGGATTGAATTATGTTGTTTCCGCTAACATTAGGATTATCTGTTCTACCAAGCAAGCAATCTGTCGAAACGTCTAATATTTCTGATATTAACACAATATTTTTTGCTTTCATTCCGTATTCACTTTTAGCTGCATTTGAAATTGCATTTTTACTCAGAGAACATATCTCATTTATTTTGCCAATAGAAATACCTCTTAATTTTGACATTTCATCGATTCTATCATATGTAAGTTGTGCATTATACATAAATATATATCTCTCGCTTTGTACATTACACACAATTTTTATTTTATCTGCAAATGTCAACATCTGATGTTGCTTTCATTGGAATCACCTAAATCATTAGTTTATTTGCATCTACGTTAAAACCTATTCCTTTTAATTCTTTGATTACTTTGAATTGCCAAGATTCTTTGTTATATATAATCCCATTTAAATCACCTGGTAGTTCCATACTATCATCTGAAACAATGAATATAGTTCTATTTCTTCCAAGTAATCCAGCAAAATACCCAGCTTCAAAAACAACATTTTGTCTTGCTCTATTTTTAAGTACTTCTTCTTTTTTTGCCTTTCCATCATCATCAGGTGTAAATAAGATGATAGCTGCATTCACAGTATTGCCGTAACTTTCGATTTTTTCCATAATTGTCATTCCTGCGTTAACTTGCTCATGCAAGATAATTGCCTCAATTCCCTGATTCTCAAGCAGTCTTGCTACTTCCAATTTTAAATTCGTATCATGCCCATGTACAATGAATACTTTATTGAATTCTTCGTCTTTAATAGAATCAGTATCTTTTGTTGTGTCTGATTCCATGTCTTCTAAGTAATTTTCAAACATTCCTTTAGCAATTTCAAGATCATTTTTGCATTTTTCTACCCGTTCCCAATTTTCAACATTTACTAAAGTCAAATCAAAATGCAATTTATTGAATTCACGAAGTTCAATGCTATTTTCTCCGAAGCAATTACAAAGAAATCTTCTTGTATTTTTGAGCCAAATTTGAAATTCATTAGATGAACGAACAACTTTTAGTGCTATCAAATTATCTATCTGTAAACAGATTCCTTTCAGCTTTTCATAGTTTCCCATAATTATTTCCTCACTTTTCTATATATTTTTCTAATAAATCCAGCATATCAGCGATTGCCCTATGTCGGTTGGAACTGGTCAATTTTGATAATGCTACTTTTATTTCATCTAAATCCGTCTCAGCCCCTTGAATTATATTCGCTTGTGTGCCGTTTATGGTTGTGTCAAAGTTGCTGATGTTGTTTCCGCTAACTGTTGGACTATCCGTTCTTCCCAACAGATAATCAACGGAACAATTAAGGTAATCAGCAATTTGCCTTATTACTTCAATTGATGGGGATGCATTTCTTTTTTCTAAATCATATATAAGGCTTTTTCTAATATTGCAAACTTCAAGCATTTTGCTAACGGAAGAACCCTTGAGTTTGCAAAGTTCTTTTATTCTGTTTGCTACTTGTGTATTGTCCATAAAAATACCATCCTTAATTTGTGCATATCTACAATTTACGTAAAAATACGCAATTTTGTATTGACTTACGTAAATTTACGTGCTATAATAAAACCACAGTCGAGATAAAGCATGCTATACCAAATAAAAAAGAACGTTTCCGGTTGATTTTCATGAGCAAACGGGAAATAAAGCGATTTTCAAGCGTGCTTTACTTTATTGTATCATGTTCCATTTTATTTGTCAATAGAAAGCATATTGTTCGCAGAATTTCTTTGATGATGGAAGATGGAATGTTTAACAGAATCAGTCGAGGACAGGCAGCGGAAAACCGAAAGCCACGAGCCAGCGGAAAACCGAAACGCTCGACTGAAATTAAAAGAAGGTGGTGAAATAATGAAAAGCGATGAAAAAAAGGACACCCTGTATCTGTGCGACCCACAGAAAAACACAGAGTGCCCAAAAGGAAATTGTCAGATTCCTGACGGCTGTTTTCTTACGATAAAGAAAGAATTTGCCGTAACTGATAAAAATGGGAAGCCTATAATTGGGATTGAATTACATCAAGAGCAATCTTCCCAGCAATAGACATCAACGAATTGAGCGATGTGCATCCTAATTTTTTTGCAATTGATTTTGTTTTACTCCAGATACTATTGCTTCTAACATTGTCAAGAAACTGATGCCCATCGTAGGTTAAGCTGGAATAAATGCACATGTAAATGCTATTATCTGCATTCATTATTTGTGCATTTATCAATCCACCTTGTTCTGCTTTTAAAGTTGTATATGCGATTACATTTTTTGGAAAGTCCGGCAGTGCTTTTTCCATATCATCGAGTGTCATAGATTGGTAGTTTAGATTCTCATCGATATTTTCAAATTCTTCGAGTTCTAACAACAATGACCGTAAGCAATCGTAGTTTAACTTCATATCATTCACCCCCTTTCCAGTCAATTTTATCACAATTTGACAGGAAATACAACACCTGCTGACCTACCGGCAATACGGGGACGATGTGGCAGCATCGTGGGCATTACCTCCAAGCTTTGCCTTTATACTAACAACGCCCGTCGGGAGCGTATCCCGACCCACTGCCCGTAAGGGCAATAAAAAATAGAAAGGATGATTGGATGCTGATTGCAGAAAGTTTTAAGAAGACCCGAATCCGGCATGAACTGACACAGGTACAGCTTGCAAAGGCTCTGGGAATTTCGGACAAGATGGTTAGCCAAATCGAAAATGGCTTTCGCCCACCGTCCGCAGAGATTTTGCGAAACATGGCAGAGCAGCTGGGTTGTTCCGCTGATGAAATCCTTGGCGTAGAAAAGAAAGGAGAAGATACAAATGAATGAAATTCAGGTATGGAACTATGAGAGTTCCGAAGTTCGGACAGTACAGGTGAACGGCGAACCGTGGTTCGTGCTGTCTGATGTGTGCAAAGTGCTGGAATTGTCAACGCCAGCCAGAGTTGCAGAAAGGCTGGAAAAAGATGAGGTGAGTCAGACTCACACCATCGACAGAATGGGGAGAGAGCAAAAAACAACCATCATCAATGAATCCGGTTTATACACCGTGATTCTCCGGAGCGACAAACCGCAGGCAAAACCATTTCGGAAATGGGTGACATCAGAAGTGCTTCCATCCATCCGCAAACATGGCAGCTATTCCGTGCAGTCGCAGTTTGCGGATCTGTCCCCACAGCTGCAAGTCTTAATCCAAATGGAAACCCGTCAGAAACAGATAGAAGCCCGTCAGGCAGAGCAGGCAACTGCACTCGCAGGACTGGAACAGAAGTTGCAGAATACCTGCGAGGTCATCGCTCTGGACAAGACCGCATGGAGAAAAGACAGCGAACACCTGATTAACAAGATTGCACGGGCAACCGGAGAGGGTTATGGCGGTATTCGGTTAGTTTACGAGGAAATCTATCGTTCCATCGAATCCAGAGCAGACGTTTCCTTGAATACCCGTCTGACCAACAAGCGGAATCGGATGGCTGGCGAGGGCGTTTGCAAATCGAAACGGGACAAGCTGACACGGGTTGACATCATCGCAGAGGACAAGAAGCTGATTGAAATCTATGTGGCAATCGTCAAGGAACTGGCTGTGAAATACGGCGTTTGTGCGTGAGAGGGAGAGGAGAAATGAAAGATGGCACGAAAACCAGATCCGAAACCACGGGAATTACCGATGGACATCGTAGCCGGAAACATTGCCGGACTGATGCAGCGGCGGAGAATCACACCGCTGGAAATCTGTAAGCTGCTGGGATATGCACAGACAAGAACATGGAACACACGCATGAGCGACCCGTCCTCGTTTACGGGGGCGGATCTGAATATGATATGTTCATTTTTCGGCGTGACGTTGGAGCAGCTTGCACATGACAGTATGGAAACGGCGGTGAGATGATGGGAAAACGGTACTACTGGCTGAAACTTCCAGAAGACTTTTTCGGAGATAAAGCCATTAAACGGCTGCGAAAGATTGCTGGCGGTGATACATACGTTATCATTTATCTGAAAATGATGCTCCGCAGCCTGAAAGATGATGGGTATTTGTACTATGACGGCTTGGAGGAAGACTTTCCGGCAGAACTTGCCCTTGATTTGGACGAGGAAGAGGACAATGTACAAGTAACGCTGAACTTCTTACTGCAACACGGAAAGCTGGAGATCCGCAGCGAGCAGGAATACTTCATGCCGGATATGAACATTGGTTCTGAAACGGCAGCAGCAGAACGAAAACGTGCAGAACGGGAGAGAAAACGACAGCAATCGTTACAGAGTAATGAGCCTGAAACGTCAGGGTGTGACAATGTCACAGGGGTGTCACAAATGTGTCACGGAGAGATAGATATAGATAGAGAGATAGAGAAAGATATCTATCTATCTATCTATCTTAGATGGCGAATCAAAAGAAAATCTTTCAACTTTTCAACAATCAGCACAACCACCAACGCTATTAGAGGTCAAACAGTATGCAGAGCAGAAAGGCATCCATACAGATGTGCAAAAGTTTTACAGCTATTACAGCGAACGTGGATGGAAAACCAAGAACGGTCAGCCGATTACAAACTGGAAAGGCACACTGGCTTATTGGGGCAAGACAGACGGAACTTGTCAGGGCAAGCGAAAGCCGGAAACCTATGTTTCAGAGAATGCAGCAGCCTATGAGAGTCTAATCTATAACCTACAGGAGAATGACAGCAGTGATAAGGCATAAAAAAGAGCCCTGTTGCTGAGAGGGTGCAACAGGGCATCAAAAGGAGAAATAAAATTGGATTAAACAAACCATGCCGAAAGGGATCGACAAGAATATCATACTCCTTTTCGGGTTCGGTGTCAAGCAAAAAGGAGGAAAAGTTTGTGGAAGGAGAAGACATTTTTGCAGTGGTCTGTGTGCTGGGAATGTTCGGAGCGGCTGCATATCATATTGCAATGCAAATCAAGAACGGCTTGCAAGAGCGGCACAGAGAACCGCCGAAGCCAACACCGGCGGAGCAGAGCGAAGAAATCTATGGATTTAACTTTTACGATGTGTCCCACGGAATTGACAGCACGGTAACGATTCGGGAGCATCTCGAGACGCTCCAGCGGCTGCAAACCAAGATTGATTTGAGCCGGGAGAATCTGTGTGGAAATTATCGGGTGGTACAGATCCAGTGGCACGATGATGTGCAGAACAGGTATCTGACCTATGATTTTCCTGTATCGTACGGAGAGAATGCAGCTCTTTTAGAGCAGTTAGTCTGTGCGGAAAAGCAGCGGTTGACCACTTCCCTGTTCAGCGAGATTCAGAAAATGAGCCAATACGGTGAAGTCAAAACCGTGGACAAAACCGAGAGGGGAGCAGGGGAGAGGGGAGAAAAAAAGCGTGAGTGAGATCAAGTTTTGCAAGGATTGCGGATGCGTCCTTGGGACACGGGAAACGCTGGGGCGGCAACGGTTTAACAGCCTGAAACGCTGTCCGGAATGCCAGTCCATACACCGGAAATTGCAGAAAGCAGACTACCAGAGGGAATATCGAGGAGATGCCAGAACCGTCCGCCGGAAGCAAAAAGAAGAAATCGTCAGGCTGTCGAGAATATCGGATCTGCAAGCGGAAATCATATCTCGACTGCGAGAAGAACTAAAAGATATGGAAAGGAAGAACCAAACATGAATGCATATGCACGATTGACGGCATTGGAAAATGCAATCAAATCCAGAATTCTGCTGTACAGTGAACAGCTGTTCGCTGACATGACAGAGGATTCTATGTTCCTGAACGAACTCTATTACCTGTTGGGGAAAAGAGAGGAACTCTTTCAGGAACTGGGCTGCTCTTATTCTACAGCAAGTCAGAAGCAGGAGGAACAGAAATGAAAAAGATTCTGAAACTGAAAGCAGTTCTGCATGAAGACCATCAAATCAGCTGCCGTGCTGCGTTTAGGGGTGCGAATGCAGCGGAAACGGGTGCTGCATTGTGTACGCTTGTTTCCAATGTGGCAGAATGCATTTTTCCAGATGCAGAAACACAGAAGCAATTCATTTATGATATTTCCCGTGCATTGCGGGAAGTGCAGGATGCGAAAGGAGATATTGAAGCATGACGAATGTGGTTGTAATCACAGGAAGGCTGTGTGCGGATCCAGAATCACGGCAGACACAGAGCGGCACGGCGGTTTGCCATTTCCGTCTGGCGGTTGGCAGAAATCGAAAGGTGGAAGGAAAACCGGAAGCAGACTTTATCAGCTGTGTATGCTGGGGCAAGACCGCAGAGTTTGCAGTTAAGTATTTACATAGGGGCGGTATGATTACCGCAGAGGGTCGGTTGCAGAATGCGGACTATACCGACAACAACGGTGTAAAACACTATGCGATGGAAGTCAATGTGGATCAGCTGAACTTCTGCGGTGATGGAAAGCCGTCAGGGAATGCACAGCAAGCCGCACAGGGCGATGCAGGCAATTATCCGCAAAACTACCCACCGCAGCAGCCGAACGGCTACAACGCACCGCAGGGCGGATATTATGATGGATATTACGAGCAAGCACCGCCACCGCCGCAGAACTACGGGCGGCGGTAAGCGATGGCGAAAGAGAAACGCCCATACGGAACGCCACGAATTGAAATCCGGAACGGATACAAGTATGCGGAATGTGCGTGGTGCAAGCAGTGGTGGAATGTATCCTGGCAGTTTTCGGGCTGGTATTTATGCCCGAAATGCCGCCGGAAATGGGAAAGGAGCAGGAAAGATGATCAGATGCTTTTTGATACTTACTTTGGCTGTCATGATTAAGGTTGCCTTTGACATCCACAATCACAAGGTGGATGTTCGGGCTGCCGAAGCAGGGGTAGAATTGGAACGGATTCCGAAAGGGGAAGACGTATGAAGCAGAAAAAAGAAGCGGAAGTGCCGAAGAACCGGCAACTGCTGAGTATGGCAATTGAACTGGTAGCACAGTCTGAGCGGTTGGTTCTGCTGAATGAGGTCGGATGCGTAGAGGATGTCATTCAGGTTGCAGAGCAGTTGTGCGGAAAGCTGGGCAATCTGATTGCCTTTGCAAAGGATATACAGAGAGGAGCAAAGCAGCATGACCTTAAAGGAATGCATGAAGAAAAAGAAACCGTACATGGTGCATGAGGAAGCGATTGGCGGTGTAGATGGCTGCCCAAGCAGTCAACCTTTTCTGCATTGTGAAAAGGGGCTGTGTGAGCAGGACGACAAGGGACGGGGCAGCACATGGACAAGCCTTTGCACATACTGCTGGAATCAGCCAATGCCTGCTCCGGACGATATACCGAAGCAGTGCTGCCGCTGTAAAATCAGCGGTGTGCCACTTATGAAATCAGCAAACGGCGGTCTGTATTGTGCAGACTGTGCCGGATTTTTAAAATAACAAGCGAGAGGGAGAAATAATCATGAAAGACTACATTGAAACGCAGTATAAGAATCTGGACTTTACGATTCCGGATGATTACGTCAGCCGCCGGGAAGTGTATGCGATGCTGGACTACATCGGCGGAACGGATGCAGATGAAGCATATTTTCAGGGATGGGATGCAGCGATTGATGAAGCGTGCAGCCTGCTGAATGATGTGGATTCTGCGATGGGATGGACACCGGTTGAAGAAGAACTTCCTGAGGAAACAGGGGTACTGCTGGTAACAATAGATGACAAGCGTGTTGGATTTCGGAGAGTATGCGTTGCACAGTATTGGGCAGTTGACAAGCAGTTTGTTGTGATGCGGTCAGATGGTGGCGGTGTGGTTACCTTGTATGATGTCGTGGCGTGGATGCCGTTTCCGGAAGCGTATGGAGTGGAAAGCGATGGAAATGAGCTAAAGGGAAGGACCGTTCCAACCGATCCGGAAAACGTGGAAGCATCTACATTGATGGATGGATATGTTTGGTGGACGTGCGGCAAATGCAAGAAGCTACAGCATACAGACAAGCAGGTGCAGTATTGCTCGTACTGTGGGCAAAGTGTAAAATTGGAAAATCCAGAAGAATGAAAAGGAGAAATGAAAATGGGAAAACTGGTCGAACATCTGATGCCTTGTGCAATTTGTGGGGCTGTGCCGAAAATCAATGATGTTTACGACATAGATCCGGAAAAAGCGGAACATTGTTACAAGCTGTTTTGCTCTGAAAATGGGGTACACAACAGCACCGGAGAATGGTTTGCAAACAAGTACAAGGCTTGTCAGGACTGGAACAGACGGCAGCAAGCTCTTGGAGAAACGATAGAAACACTTGGCAACAGGCTGAAACCTTGTCCGTTCTGCGGACGGAAAATGCAGTTTCATAACGATGTGCAGATAGGCAGGGACGGAAAGCGGAGAAATTATTTGTATTTCCTGCATGAAGATTACGACATAAATAAAGAGGAATCCTGCATTCTGGATGATATTTGTATGCCGTTTTCGATTGGAGCAGGCGATGCATGCCTTGAATCAGGCTGTATCGGCGAATATGCAACAAGATGGAACAAACGTGCTTACGATGAAAATCCAATGCATGAAATCAAACAGACGTTGCTTGGAACGATTCAGCCGCTGGAACGAACCGTGGAACTGCTCGAACAGCGAAACAAGGAACTGGAGCAGGAAAACGGGGAACAGAAGCAGATTATAAAGCGAACGAAACAGTGGAGAGTTAATAAGGACATCAAAAGCCCGTTTGCAAACATCTCCGGATTGTGTTGCGTTCATTGTGATCACAAAGATGAATACATCATCGAACTGGAAGAAGAAAACCAGAAGCTGAAACAGATGCTGAAAAAAGTAGCAGATGATGCAGAGGGGCTTTTTGAAGAGTGTGCGGAATATAGCCCGTATGAAGAATGTTTAGCAAACGAATACTGCCACTGCTGCAACAGTGATTGTGACGGGACACAATGCAAATGGCGGTATGAGGACGATGTGAAAAAGCTGCTGGGATTGGAGTGATAAAAATGTATGTGGAAATTCCGGAGAATTTGACCGAACGCACTGTAATCTTGGAATTTGGTGCAGATGCGTACAGATTTTACCAAAACAGAATCGAAGAAAGAAAGCGGAACGGGAAAATCTATTACAATCCGCTGAAGACAATCTATATTTGGGCAGTGCAGGATCGGAAATATCATCAGGGATATTGGTCAACATGGTTTGGCTATAACAAAGGTAAAAAGTGTAAAAATCATGGGAGGAGTTAAAATAATGGCAAAACACAATCTCAGAGAGCTTGACCAAGGGCAGCTTCAGACGATGTGGAACTTTTTAAAGCTGCAACGCAAAAACACCTGCACTAAAGAGGATGTCAGGATACTAAAAGAGCATCTGGACATCATCCGGCAAGCAATGGTACAGAAAACAGCTGGTCAGAGAGATACAGACCCAGATACATATGTTGATTTTGTCGACATCGGCACATATATCAACTTTGTTGTGATTGAGGCGTTGCAGTTGCGTATATATGGTGGCTTAGATGTGCTGGAAGAGGTGTTGCCGGATGAAGAACACAAGGATGATAAGACGTGAATGGTATGCCAGTCATGGAATTTGTGTAGAGTGCGGACAAAGAGAAGCAGAACCACACAAAAGGAAATGTTGGGAATGTAGCGAAAAGAAAGCTGAATACAACAGGAAATATAATGCAAACATGACACCGGAGCAGAAAGAAAAAAACAGCATCAGGCATAAAAAAATGTATGAAAGCAGAAAAGCCACTGGAATTTGCGTCTATTGCGGAAAGAAACCAGCGGTATCTGGTAAAGTTGCATGCGTGATGTGTGCAAAACGGGATGCAAAAAGGCACATGGAAAAGAACCGGAAAATGGGGATGTTACCAAGGTGTCTGTTTGGCGATGGATACCACTGCGTAATCTGTGGCAAGGATATTGATAACGGCAAAAAGCAGTGTGATAAATGCTATCGTAACTCTGTGCATGCTTTGGAGATTGCGAGAGCAAACATTCAAGGAGGATGGAAAAATCAAGATTTTGTATTTGGAAGTGGGGAAAAGAAGGTGTAGTGGCATGAATTGCGGTGAAGATTGCCCGTCTAATGAGAAAGACAGAAATTCTCTTCCATGTTGCAATTGTGAGAGAAGGAATGCGATTGTAAAAAAGGAAGAGGAAGAAAGGAAAAGAATGAAAGAAAACGTGAAACTGAGGAATAGAAAGGCGAAAATGGGTGACATTCAAGACATTCAAAAGGAAATCGAAATCCTAAAAAACGAAATGACAGACTTGAAGAAGATGTTACAAGAGAAACCATTATCACAGGATGGTTTGCAAAAAGAAGCGGCAACGAAGCAGGATCAGACAGAATCAGAATTTTGGATGCCTGACTATGGAGAACCGTTTTTTGCTGTTGATGCCGTTTATGGGGTTACTGAATGCATTTTTGAAGAAGGAGACGATCTTGATTATATGATGGTTGGAAACTGCTTTGCAACAGCAGAACGTGCGGAGCAGGTTTCAAAGAAGTTGGAATTTCTATTTCGACTGGAGCAGTTGCACGATCAATTCTGCCCGGAATTTGAACCAGACTGGAATGACCATGACACTCCGAAAATCGCAGTTCATTTTGACTGTGAAAAAGATAAAATGGTTTCCACTTGTACTTATTCTGAAAAATCTGTTTATGAGGTTTATTTTGATAGCTTCGAAACAGCTGATAAAGTGGCAGCGATATTAAACAGAGAAAGGAAGCGTTGAAATGAATGACAACGAAAAGAAATTGGAAGCCCTGAAGCCGTGGAAGCCGGAGCGTGGAGAAGAGTATTTTACAATCGAAAACGGTGTTGATGTTGTCCGGTATATTTATATTGGAGATGATATTGACGAATCTTGTATCTTATCCGGCAACTACTTTCCGACAAGAGAACGTGTCGAACAAGTCGCAGAGAAAATGCGGTTGCTGTTACGGTTGGAACAGCTGCATGATATGCTTTGCCCGGATTATGTGCCAGACTACGAAGATGATGATGAAGTAAAGTACCATGTTTATTTTGACCATTTTCTAGACAGATATGACATAAGTTACAGTACCAGACGGGAAAATCCGTGCATGGTGGCTTTTGACACCAAGAAAAACGCCCTAAAAGCAGCAGAAATTTTAAATAAGGAACTGGAGGAATCAGGATGTGCAAAGAAAAAGAACTGACAGAAGCAGCCTATCGCTACTATGTGGATGAAGCATGCATTGAGGATATCGCAAAGCAGTTGCATCGGTCATACAATTACACACGGCTGATCATAAAAAAATATCGGGGTGCGTTCTGGGATGCGATTATCATGCATTGGTTGGAGCGGGAAAAGAAGTTGCAGGCAGTTGCTGACGAATATTTCAATGGGACGATGACCACGGAACAAATCAAAGAAACTTTTCACGTGTCCGGTGACACTGTCCGAGAAGTCGCTCAGAAACAAAAACCACCTTTTACAGAGAAGCCGGAATTTACACCGGAAGAATTGGAAATGGAAAAGATGTTTCGCTTCGAATCGGAAGAAACGGAAAATCTGTTTGGAATCCGAAAAAAGAAGAAACGGAAGCCGATTTACGGAATTTACAACCGCACTACCGGCAGATGGATACAGGGCTGCTTACAAGGGAAGATTCAGACAATTTTATTTACCTCTATTAAGGCATGCAAGCAGGAACGCACAGAACGCAATCTGAATCCGGAGGAATTTAAAGCGGCTCTGTACGGATGGAGGATGGAATGACAGAATATCAACATCAGAGAACCGTTATGGAGTGGTCGTGCTATGCCAGCAATCGCATACGCTATCCGGGGTTAGATTTGCTGTATCATATCCCGAATGAGATCAAATGCAATGCAGCACAAGGCAAACAGCGAAAAGATATTGGCGTAAAGTCTGGCGTACCGGATTTGTGCTTGCCGGTTGCACGTGGGCAGTATCACGGGTTGTACATAGAGATGAAAGCAGAACGGGGCAGAGTATCCGAAAACCAGAAGAAATGGCTGAAACGATTGATGGAGCAGGGTTATCTTGCAAAGGTCTGCTATGGGTTCGACGAAGCAATCCGGTGCATTAAGGAGTATTACGATGAAAGATAAACAGGCAGAAACCAGTCAGGAAAACGTGTTTTTCTCCAGACTGGAAAAAGAAAAAATCAAATTAGCTGCTTTGGAAGATTACAAGCAAAAACATGAAGAAGAAGACCCTGAAGCAGAACAGATGTGCCAGAAGCAACGAAAAGTGGTCGAAGCATGCCGGACAGAAATTAAAACGGCGATACATCAGCTTAGAGATCCAGTTGCAGAAGCAATCCTGATTCGCAAGTATTTAAACATGGAGCAGGTTCAGGACATTGCAAATCATATGCATTATTCAGAACGTACAATCAGCTACAAGCTGCAAGAAGCACTCCAAAAGTTTGCAGACAATTGCGGTGATTTGCAGTAAAATTCGTTGTTTTTCTTGTAAATAAATGATACAATTATAATATGGATTTTGCCGATATAGGGAAATACCTGTATCGGCATTTTTGTTAATATTGACGATGGAGGGGAAAACATGAAGAATCCATGCAAAGCAGCCTATCAAATTGAACGGTCAGATGCTGATAAGCATGTGATGGAAGATGGATGAACCGAACGTAAAACCGCAATATAAATTAGTTGCAACTTATTACTGCGGAGAATGTGCCGGAAATGCGGAACAATCCGTAATTCGGGCAGGATATTCCAAAAAGTATGCAAGGGGCAATGCCACTAAATTAGTTGCACGTCCGGAAGTACAACAGTATATTGCATATCTGAATAGCTTGTGTGAAAATGATCCACGAAAGCATGTGGCGACCATTGCAGAGATTCAATCGTTCTGGACGGAAATTTTTCTGGATGAAAAGCAAGATATGCGTTTCCGGCTGAGAGCATCGGAATTACTTGCAAGAGCAAAAGGGATGTTTACGAATGAATGGTAGTTTCTATCAGTCGAAGCCTTGGGTGAAATTGATGGCAGTTCTCCGGATGGAACGGGTAAACGAAAAGGGAGAATTGCTGTGTGAATTTTGCGGAAAGCCGATTGTGCATAAGTATGATTGCATCGGACATCACAAAATCGAACTGACTGACCAAAACATAACAGATGCAATGATTGCATTGAATCCAGACAATGTCATGTTGGTGCATCATCATTGCCACAACAAGATTCACAACAAGCTGGGATATTACACACGACAAGTCTATCTGGTGTATGGCTGTCCGTTGTCTGGTAAGACAACACTGGTACAGCAGAGTATGTCAGCTGGTGATTTGGTTGTGGATATGGATAACATTTGGCAATGCATCAGCATGCAAGAACGATATGTCAAACCACCAAGGCTGAACGCTGTTGCATTTGGTGTGCGTGATCTGCTGATTGATATGATTCGCACACGGCGAGGGAAATGGCAGAACGCCTATCTGATTGGCGGCTATCCATTGAGCAGCGAACGGGAACGATTGCAGAAGAGTTTGAACGCTCGTGAAATCTTTGTGGATACCAGCAAGGAAGAATGCTTAGACCGTTTGCGAAATCTTTCTGACAATAGAGATAAAGAAATGTGGGAAAAATTTATTTTGGATTGGTGGGAAAAATTTTTGCCCACCCCCCACATCGAAAAAAGAACGAGTGAGGGCTAACTGATGATAGGGGTGCAGCCGTCTCGCAGAAACCTGAAAAATGAGATTTTTGGATTTGAAATTCTGGAAGATGGTGGAAAGAAATGAATCGAAGAGAAGAATTGCTGAAAATCGTGAATGAATCGAACAGCATTGCAATTTTGCCCTTGATTGACCGCATGATTTTTCTGGAAACAAAGCTGGAAGAACTAGAAAAGCTGCCGATGATTCGGATCAATGCAGAAAATCCGTCTCAGCAGAAAGCAACACCGGCAGCAAAACAGTATCGGGAATTTCTGCAACAGTACACGAATGTTGTGAAAATTGTCGCCCGTATTTCCGATGACAACGGAGATCAGCAGGAAAGTCCATTGCGAGCGTGGGCAAGAGAAAGAGGGATGGACTGTGCATGTTAATCAAGGAAAAGAAAATCTGGACACCGGATAATTCTTTTTTGCTGGAATACCATGCACGGATTGCATGTGGTGAAATCCTTGTCGGACAGGAATTGTGGCAGGAGTTAGAAAACTTAAAAGCCGATTTTCTGAACGATGCCTTTTATTATGATACCAAAGATGCACGAATCCGGATCAATTTCATGGAAAAGTGCGTCCGGCTGACAAAATCGCCGTATTATAATCAGCCGATGGTGCTGATGCTCTGGCAAAAGGCTTTTATCGAAGCAATCTACAGCTTCAAGATGAGTGAAACCACATTTGACCGGTTCAAAAAAATCATTTTGCTGATTGCCAGAAAGAATACAAAGTCGGAAACTTGTTCTGCTTTGGGTTTGTCTGAATTGATTGTTGGCAATAATGGTGCAGATATTGTATGCAGTTCCAACGATGACAATCAAGCAAGCATTACTTACGATGCAATTGACACCATGCGGCGGTTGATTGATCCGGACGATTTGGACACAAAGCGAAATCAGCGATTTATCCTCAATAAAGTGAATGGGTCGAAGATTTTTAAGCTGTCCGACCGGACAAAAAACAAAGAAGGGCGTAATATTGATTTCGCAATCATAGACGAAACCCACGAAATGAAAGAAAACATCATCGGGAAATCTATTGAACAGTCGCAGAGCTTGAAAGAAAACCCGAAATTTATCAATATCACGACCGAAGGCTTTGTGGTCGGCGGCTATTTAGACGATGAACTGAAAAAAGCACGGGCTGTAATCAGTGGAGAAGATGACACGCTTGCAGGGCAGCGACTTTTGCCGTGGCTTTATACACAGGATTCTGAAAACGAAGTGTGGCAGGATGAACGCACTTGGGTAAAAAGCAATCCAACGCTGGGAATCGTGAAAAAATGGGATTACCTGCGAGAACAGGTAGATCTTGCACGGTCATCCAAAGCGGATCGTATTTTTGTATTGCCAAAAGATTTTAATATCAAGCAAAATGCAGTAGAATCGTGGCTAAATCTGGAAGACTATGATTATGGTGCAGTTTATGATTTGGAAGAATTTCGTGGCTGCATTTGTTTGGGTGCAGTGGACTTGTCAGAAACAACCGACCTGACTTGTGCAAAGATTTTGATGATGAAGCCGGACGACAAAACCAAATACATTCACACCATGTATTTTATTCCACAGTCAAAGTTAGAAGATTCAGATGACTGGATTGCTGGTGCAAGGTATAAAGATTGGGCAAAATCCGGACTGCTTACAATTACAGACGGAACAGACATTGATTTGTCTGTGGTTGCAGATTGGTTTTACAAGCTGTACACGGATTATGACATCCGTCTGTGGCGGTGCGGATATGATCAGCGATTTAGCCGTGACTGGATGAATCGTATGGATTATTATGGCTGGACGAAACAAAATGAAGATTTGGTGCTGATTTTGCAGAACGCTTACACATTATCCAATGCACTGAAATATTGTGAAGCAGACCTGAAACATCAGCTGATTAACTATAATAACAATGAGATTGATAAATGGTGCTTGAAAAACGCTGGTATTAAAACCGTTGATAATTTTGCTCTATGTGTGAAAACAGAACGTGCGAAGCGAATTGACGGGGCTGTTACGATGATTATTTTGTATGAGATGTACAGAAGATACCGCACAGACTTTACACAGCTGATTCGGCAATCCAGATAGGGGGTGATCGCTTGGGCTGGTTACGTGATCAGTTCGATAAATTGATCCATGGAAGCAAGAATAAAAAGTATGCAGACATCCTGAACGGATTCACACCGATTTATTCGCAGTTTGGGCAGAACATCTATGCGAGCGATGTTGTACAGCAGGCAATCAATTGCATTGTTTCGGAGTGCAAAAAACTGATTCCGATGCACGTGAAAAAGGATGGCTCTGATTCTATTCCGATTCAGAGCGGATTGCAAACGCTGCTGAACGCCCCGAATGAACTGATGGCAACAGCAGATTTCATTGAAAAAGTGATTTGGCAGTTGTATTTGAACTATAATGCATTTATTATTCCGACTTATTACACCCGACAGGATGCAAATGGCAGCGTGACAAAGGTTTATACTGGATTATATCCGATTGCACCGCAGAATGTTGTGTTTTTGCAGGATGCAGCTGGAAAACTGTTTGTAAAATTCACATTTGCGAACAATTATGAAACAACGCTGAACTATGCAGACATCATTCACATCCGGAAAAATTACAGTGTGAGTGAATATATGGGTGGGAATGAATGTGGACAGCCAGACAATCAAGCGTTGCTGGACACATTGGATCTAAACTATAAATTACTGCATAATTTGTCAGTTGCGATGTCTTCCAGCTGTGCGGTCAATGGGGTCGTTAAGTACAATACCATAATGGATGACGGCAAGACAGAAGCAGCAATGAAAGAACTGGAAGAAAAACTCGCAAAATCGCAGAGTGGATTCTTAGCATTGGACAACAAGTCGGAATTTGTTCCAATCACCCGAACTGTAAAATTTGTGGATGCAGATACGCTCAAATTTATTGATGAAAAGATACTGCGATACTTTGGTGTTCCGCTGTGTATTTTGACAGGGGACTATACAAAGGAACAATACGAAGCATTCTTCCAGAAAACCATTGAACCGATTGTCATATCGCTGTCGCAGAACTTTACAAAGGTTCTTTTGACTGCACGAGAACAGTCATTTGGAAATGAAATTACATTCTACACGAAAAATCTGGTCTTTATGACAACGGATCAGACTTTGGAAATGATACGCTTGTTGGGAGATTGCGGTAGTTTGTACGAAAACGAAAAACGGGCAGCATTTGGAATGCGTCCGTTGAAAGAATTGTCCGGTGTGCGGATGATGTCATTAAATTACATCAATGTAAATGATGCAAAGCAATATCAAACACAAGCGAGAGCCATAGCAATGAAAAATAATGGCTGCTGTGTGCAACCAACAAATATCCAAAATTGTAAGGAAGGTGGAAGCACGGATGAAGGAACTTAATTATGCATCTTGCTGGAAGTTGCTGGGATTGTCCTCTGATGTTGCAACACTCAAGACAGATTACGATGAAGGCACAATGTTTCTTGCAGCAGATACCGGCGATGTCTATATTTTGTACCAGTCAAAATGGTACAAGCTGTAAAGGTGGTGTTTGCAGATGGATCTGTTGCTATATGCGATTTTAAACAAAAAAATCAAGCAAAGTGGTAGCGGTGGCGGTTCGGCTGTTTCTGTCCAAAATTGCACGATTAACAATGACGGAGATCTAATTGTTACATTGTCGGATGGGTCAATCATCAATGCCGGACGTGCAAAGGGCGACAAGGGAGATACCGGGGAAACGGGAGCAGCCGGAGCGGCTGGGACACCGGGTGTGAATGGTGCAGACGGTGTACCCGGAAAAGATGGCGAACCGGGAACAGATGGTATTTCTCCAACGATTGAAATCTATGAAAACACACCGACCGTATATCGGCTGAAAGTCAATAATGCGGATGGTTCATCTATCATTACGCCAAATTTGATTGGCACAGGGTCAACCACGACCCGTTATTATGTGTTTGATAACGCAATGTATACAAACTATACAGGTACGATTTACACGCTGACAACAACGGGGCTGAAATCTTTGCAGGAATATATCACAGCGGAAAGTGCATTTTGCAATGCAGATTCCAATCATTCCTTGTATTATAATAATACGGATTTCGGATGGAATCAGCAAGTGACGACTTTTAGCACCACGCCACTGACCATCAGCCCGACACAGTTGCTGTTATATGGGTACATTTCAAGCTCGATGAAAGACGGGGAATTTTTCAAGTTCATTCCTGCTGGTCTGGTTACCGGTGCGACAGATGCAGAAAAGGCGACATCAATTCAAAGCCTGCTGGCAGCGGACAACGAAAACATTGTCAAAGTCGATTTTGAGTATGTGTATGCAACAGCTGGCGTAACAGAAGCCGTTGATATTTCGAGTGTTCCGGCAGGTGAATATTATTTGGCATGGTCGGGAACAAGCGACAACAGTTCTCCAAAAATCAATGATATTACAATTATGTAAGGAGGTGCAATGCAATGCTTGAATTTTGCAAAAGAAATTTTATGTTTGACATTCGAGCAGATACAGACAGCGATGGCGGTTCTTATCTGGTTGGAAGACCGATTGTTTTTGAAATGAAAACTGATTTGGGATTTTACGATGAAATTATTCGGCGAGGTGCGTTGGATGATGCAGATTTATCTGATGTGCGGTTTTTGGTCAATCACAATACGGGCATGATTCCATTGGCACGGGCAAAAGCCGGAAACAAAAAATCTACGATGCAGCTCCAGCGTGACAAGGATGGGTTAGCTATACAAGTACAGTTGGACGTGGAAAACAATCCGGATGCAAAGGCGTTATATTCTGCTGTGCAGCGTGGCGATATTTCCGGTATGTCCTTTATGTTTACGATTACTGGAGATGAATGGGAAGGCTTAGATACCGACCATCCGACCCGATACATCAATAGCATTGGACAGGTTGCAGAGGTTTCTGCTGTGACATTTCCAGCATATGAAAGTACTGAAATTTCCGCCCGTGACAAGCGAGCGGTTGAAGATGCCAGAAAATCACGTTCCAAAGGCAGTGAAGATGTAGAACTGGAAAAGCTGAAACTGAAATATTTACTGGAGGTATGAGCATATGACAAAATTTCTGAAAAATCTGATTGAAAAAAGAAAGAAAGAAATCGAAGCACTCAAGGCAAAACTTGAAACTTCCAAAGATGCACAGGAAGTAAGAGATCTTGGGAAGACCCTGCTGGCATTGAAAGAGGAATTGCAGGATGCAGAAGAGCAGCTGAAAGAAGCAGAGAAGGACGATAATCAGGATGATGCTGGAAGTGATTCTGCTGACAAGACAGGCGATGATGCAACCGGACAGCGGTCTGCATTTAATCCGATGCAGGCAAGAAACCTTGCAACGTTTACAATGAATCCGCAGGGAGAACAGAGAACCGGAAATGCACTGGATTCCGTGGAATATCGGAAGGCATTTATGCGGTATGTACAGACTGGTGAATGGGACTACCAGAAGCGACAGGATGAAACTTTGGTTACATCCGATGTCGGCAAGGTGATTCCGAACACCATCATGAACGAGTTTATCAAGGAACTGAAAGTCTATGGGAACTTGTATAACCGTGTCCGGAAGCTGAATGTTAAGGGCGGCGTAGAATTTCCGATTGAAGAACTGGTTCCAACGGTTTCTTGGATTACAGAAACGACTGTTTCTGATACACAGGCAGTTCCGAAAATCAAGACCAGCGTATCTTTCGGCTATCACATTGTGGAAGCACATCTTTCTCAGTCCTTGCTTTCTCAGGTGGTTACACTGGATACGCTGGAAACGGAAATGGCACGGCTGTTGTCTGAAGCGTTTGCACGGGAATTTGACCGTGTCATCTTGTCCGGCACTGGCAGCGGTCAGCCGATGGGCATTCTCAATGATACACGGGTAAAGGCAGAAAACAAGATCACCTTTACTGTGGCAGAGCTTGCAGACTGGACAAAGTGGAGAACAAAGCTGTTTGCAAAAGTGCCGTTGGCTTATCGTGGGGAAGGCGTTCTGGTAATGACTGCTGCAACGTTTGAATCTCAGATCATGACGTTGAAGGATGCGAACGACAGACCGCTTTACATGGAAACATATGATCCGGTCAATGGTACAGTATCCGGCAAGTTTGCAGGACGGGAAGTCATTCTCGTGGAGCCAGACATTATGAAAGACTTTGATGCAGCAGCGGACGGGGATGCATTCGCAATTTACTTCCGCCCGAATGATTATGCAATCAACACCAATTTGCAGCTGGCATTCAAGCGGTGGTTTAGCGATGAAAAGAATGTATGGTACAATAAGGGACTTTGCATTATGGACGGCAAGCTGCTGGATGTCAATTCTGTATTCGTGTTGAAAAAGTCTACAAAGTAAGAGGTGAATCACATGACAGCCGAAGAACTGTTGGAAAAAGTGAAAATCGGTCTGAATATCACGGGGACGTATCAGGATGAAACACTGAAAACCTATATCAACGATGTAAAAGCGTTTTTGCTGGATGCTGGCGTTTCGGATGCGGTCGTAAACAGTCCGGAGGCTGTCGGTGTGATTATCCGTGGCGTTTCTGACCTATGGAATTATGGGATGGGCACAGCGGAATTGTCGCAGTATTTTGTTCAGCGTGCAATCCAGCTGATTTATAAGAGGGGAGATGCATAATTGTCCAATTATCGACCGAATGAGCCGTTTGTTGTTCCACTATGGCTGCTGATTCCGCAGACAAAACTGATAAAGGGCATAACCAAAAAAGTTTATCCGGAAACTGGGATTCTGTTTTATGCATCTTTTAAAACATTCGGCGGAACAGAACGCACAAATAATGATGTGGTCACAATTGAAGATACAGCAGTCATTGAAACTTGGTATCGACCTGATATCAAAGCAGACTGCCGGATTCAGAATGCGGACGGGAAAACATATGAAGTCATTGGAACACCAGAAAACATCAATATGAGGAATCAGATCTTGAAATTCAAAATCAGGGCTGTTTCCGGAGGTGCGTAATCATGGGAAAGAAGAATCAAATCGGCTTACAGTTTTCCGGTTGGCAGGAACTCATGCAGAGCATTGACCGGGCAGCAGGGGAAGAAGGGCTGAAAAAAGCAACAGAAGCCGCCCTGAAAGCATCCAAAGAATACGTCAATGAGCAAGTCACTGCGATTATGAGAAAAGCCAATATGCCAGCAAAGGGAAAGTTCTGGACAGGGGACACGAAAGCAACACTGGACAAGAATTTTTCCGTTGAATGGAAGGGCTTTACTGGCGAAATAAAAATCGGGTTTAACCTGTCGGAAAGTTTGGTATCTAATTTCCTGATGTATGGAACACCTCGACACGAACCGCCAATGGCAGCCGTTCCGGGGCTGTATGATGCTGTTTATGGCAGGAAAACGCAAATTGCAATTACCTATTTGCAAAGAGAAGCCATTGAAAAATGGATTGAACGGAATATGGGGTGACCGATGGAAGACCGTTTGATTGCACTATTATCAGAATTCGGGTATCCGGTTCGGCGGCAGGGAAGTTTGCTGGAAGATGAACCGTATCCAGATGCGTTTTTCACATTCTGGCAGGTTTCTGGCGATTTGAATAGTGCTTATGATAATCTGGAATATGCGACATTATACACCTATGATGTCAATTTTTATGCCGTTGAACCGGAAAAATGCTATGACGTTTTGCGGCAAGCGATTGAAAAGTTAAAAAAGAATGGATTTGAAGCATGGGGCGATGCTTACGATGCGGTTAGTGACTTGGATACCCACATCGGGCGTGGCATTTCTGTGCAGATTCTTAAAATCCGTGAAAACAATGAGGAGGTTTAACCATGGCAGATAATTCTAACAGCGTTTTTGAATATCGTGGCGTACAGGATTTGTATTATGCACAGGTCTTGGAAGATAGTGAGGAGAAATTTGTTACTACAACGCCACATCGACTGGCGTATGTTGCAACGATTGCAAAAGAAGTGGAAACTTCCAGCGAAACGCACTTCTATGACAACAGAGGTATGATTGTAATTCCTGCAAAGGGTGCAGAAACATTTACACTTACAGTTGCTCCGTTGAAGTTGGCAATACTGGCAGACATTACCGGTCAGGCATTTGATGCAACAAAGGGCATGCTGATCGAAGGGGAAACCAGACCGAAACAGTTCTGCATTGGTTACAAAACAAAGGGAACAGATGGTTTCTGGCGGTTTGCATGGAAATACAAGGGTGTATTTGCGATCCCGTCCGAAGAAGTCAACACCGAATCTGACAGCATTGATACAACCAATATGGAATTGACCTATACTGCAATCAGCACCATTCATAAATTTGCGTATCGAGACGATACAACCGTTGTAGTAGAGGGTACACAGACAGCACAGCGAACAGAATCTATTACTGGTATTGTGGTCGATGAACGCTATGCACGGGCTGATAATTTGGACGAATGGTTCACAAAGGTTATGACACCGGATGATGTAGTAACGAAGACAGCGTAAACTTTACACAGATTGATATTTTATTTAGGCACTGCACGACCACATTGTGTGGTGCCTATTTTTAAACGGAGGAAATGATAATGGACATGAAACTGAGAATTTATGATAAGACCGGAAAAACATTGGAAAAGACTTACACAGCGACACAGTTTGACCTGATGTGGGGTACAATGGAAGACCTTGTGCAATGTGTAGATCTGGACAAGGTGGATGATAAAGCGGCAGTCGGTGGAATGATTCTGAAATTGCTGCCGCAGCTGAAACCATTGCTGATGCAGATTTTTGAAGGTGTTACAGAAGAAGAGATTCGCCGGACAAAAGTCAGCGAATTGGTACCGATTTTTATTCAGGCAATCAAGTATTGCTTTTCTGAAATTAAGACATTGGACAACGGAAAAAATCAGGGAAACTGATGATGGGCGGCGGAAAGCTGTCCTTATATGATACATTTTTTGATATTACTGTGAGTTTATGCGACCGATTCAGTGGCTTAGATCCAATTAAAGTGCGGAAATATCCTGCTCACGAAGTGATTTTATTGATGAAGCGTACAGTAAAACATAGCAAGCAAAAGAAAAAGCCTGCTCGCATGATGCGACCGGCAAGGGATAATTGGTTTTAATGGTGGTGATAAGGAATGGCAAAATCGAAAGAAACAACAACGAAATTTAAAGTTGATATTTCGGAACTGAAAAGCAATTTGCAGGAAGCAAACCGACAAATTGCTCTTGCAAACTCAGAGTTCAAAGTAGCGACTGCTGGAATGGACAAGTGGAGCGATTCTGCTGATGGACTAACTGCAAAAATCACACAATTAAAGACCGTAAACGAAAGTTATTCCACAATTCTGTCGGATTATGAAAAGAAACTTGCTGAGATTGTGCAAAGTGAGGGTGAAAATTCTGAAGCTGCACAGAATATGCAGATTAGAATGAACAGCTTAAAAGCTGCTATTAAGGGAAATGAATTTGAGATTGCAAAGCATAACAACACACTGGACGAGATGGGTAAGGCAGCCGAAGAAGCTGCAAGGCAAGCAGAAGAACTTGCAAACACAGAAGAAGAAACTGTAAGTGCGTTTGACAATCTGTCAGGGGAAGTCAAACAGCAGGAATCGGATCTAAAGACATTAAAAAAAGAATATTCCAGTGCTGTATTGGAGTATGGGCAATTTTCAGATGAAGCAAAAGCAGCATCGGAAAAAGTTTCTGATTTATCAAGCGAATTAGATGAAAATCGTAAGAAACTGAAAGAAGCTGAAACAGCAGCAAATGATTTTGATAATACCCTTGCAAAGGCTGAAGAAACAGAAACACAAACTGTAAGTGCGTTTGACAAGTTATCAAATGAAATCAAACAGCAGGAATCGGATCTAAAGTCCCTGCGACAGGAACACGCAAATGCTGTCATAAAGTACGGGGAAGAATCAGACGAAGCAAAACGTCTTGGTGCGGAAATCTCCAATTTGTCAGATGACCTAAAGAAAAATAAGGATTATCTGAAATCGTCTGAAAGTGCAGCAGATGCCTTTGACAACACGCTGGATGAAACGGGGGATTCTGCTAAAAAAGCCGAAAAATCTTTGGACGATGCGAACAAAGAAATCAAAGATACCGGCGATGAAGCAGAAAAATCCGGTGGCAAGTTAAAAGAATTTCTTGGATCTCTTGGAAAAGCGGCTCTGACTGGACTTGGAATGGCTCTGACAGGGCTGGGAGCAGGCTTAGTTGCAGCAACAGAGGGCAGCAAGGAATTTAATGATAACATGGCAAAGTTAAATTCTGCTGCGGAATCTGCCGGAATCAGCAGCGAAAAAGCCGGAAAAATGTTCGAGGACATGTATGGTGTTTTGGGCGATGAAACCGCTGCAAATACCACTGTATCAAACTTCATGGCGATGGGGACAAGCACAGAGAATCTGAATAGCCTGCTCAATAGTTCGGCTGGTATCTGGGCAAAATATGGCGATTCAATTCCGCTTGATGGCTTAGCAGAATCTGTCAACGAAACCGCAAAGGTTGGGCAGGTTACAGGTAATTTGGCGGATGCTCTGAACTGGGCAGGCGAAAACGAAGATGATTTTAATGCCAAATTGGCAGCCTGTGGTGATGAACAGCAGCGGCAGCAGCTAATTGTTGATACTCTGGATGGGTTATATGGCGACCTTGGGGAGCAGTACAAGAAAAATAACAAGGCTGTTATGGACTTGAACGCTGCTCAACTTGACATGAAAAATTCCATTGCCCAAATTGGCACAGCATTCACACCGGTTCTTGCTATGTTCACCACATTTGCATCTGGGGTGCTTGCAAAAATTGTTCCGGATGTTGAAAATCTTGCCAGTGCATTTATGGATTTGACCAATGGTGTAGACGGAGCAGGCGAAAAGATTGGATCATCTGTCGGAAATATCCTGACAACCTTAACAACAACCATTACCAGTGTTTTACCAACCGTTGCAAATATCGGCGTGGAGATTATTCAGAGCATTCTTAACGGTATCACAGAGCATTCTGGGGAACTCTTAGCTGCTGCCGGAGAAATTGTCATGACGCTTGCAGATGGAATTGTAACCGTTGCACCGCAATTGCTGACAAGTCTTACAACCATTATTACACAGCTTGCACAGAAAATCATTACACTTGCACCGCAGCTTTTAAGTGCTGCAATGCAGTTGTTTCAGGGGCTTGTTACTGCACTCAAAGAATTAGACCTTGGAACAACCGTGACCGAACTTATATCGGCTCTTATTGAAATGCTGGTAAATGCAACACCACAGATTTTAAGCGGAATTACCACGCTTTTTGATGCAATCGTGCAAGCGTTGCCGGGTTTACTGGATCAGTTGCTATCTTTGATTCCTCTTTTGGTGGATGGGCTGACCGCAGCAACACCACAAATTTTAGAAGCAGCTAAAACCATGCTGAACGGTTTGATTGATGCATTGCCAGAAATCGTTCAAGGGCTGACTGCTGCATTGCCGGATGTTATTCGCTCAATTGTGGATTTTGTTGCACAATGCTATCCACAGCTTTTAAATGCTGCAACTGAACTTTTGAATGCGTTGGTGGATGCTCTGCCGGACATCATTCAGAGCCTTGTTGATGCATTGCCGAATATAATTGTTGCAATTACAGAATTTCTAACCAATGCACAACCAAAAATTATGGCTGCCGGTGTGAAGCTTCTTATGGAAATTGTAAAGGCAATTCCGAAAATTTTAGTAGCTCTGGTTGCTGCAATTCCGAAAATTTTAGATGCAATTGTGGAAGGATTGACACCGCTTGCGGAGAAAATCGGCGAGAAATTATCAGAGGTCTGGACAAGTATCAAGCAATGGTTTTCTGATTTAGGGACGAATGCGAAAACGTCCATGCAAGAATTTATACAAGCTATTGTTGATTCTCTGAAACAGCTGCCGGGGAAAATCATTGAATGGGCAGCTGAAATGAAATTGACCTTTGACCAGAAGGTACAAGAAATCATTGACGGGATTGTACAATTCTTCAGCGATTTGCCATATAAGATTGGTTATGCAATCGGGGCGACAATCGGAACAATTTTGACATGGGCAGAGAATATCAAAACCTTTGTAACAGAAAAAATTCCGGAAATCATTGACTCCATTGTGCAGTTTTTCTCAGAACTGCCGGGAAGAATCTGGGAATGGCTGACAAATGTAATCAGCAATGTTATAACGTGGGCAGCTGAAATGCAAGTGAAATCCAGCGAAGCAGCGAGCAACTTTTTTGAGAACATTGCCACGAAAATACAGGAACTTCCGGGCGAATTCTGGAACTGGCTGACAGACATCATTGGAAAAGTCACAACATTTGCAAGTGATCTTGGTAGCAAGGCGAGCGAAGCCGCACAGAATTTATGGGATAACATTGTAGATGGCATTAGCGGCTTGCCAGATAGAATCTATAGCATTGGTTCTGATATTGTGGAAGGCTTATGGAATGGGATCAATGACATGGCAGGCTGGATTTGGGATAAAATTCAGGGATTTGGGCAGGGTGTTTTAGATGGGCTGAGAAGTTTCTTTGACATCAATTCTCCGTCTAAAGTCATGGCGGATCAGATTGGTAAATTCTTGCCGATGGGCATGGCAGAGGGTATCGAAGATGAAACAAAGACCGCTGTGAATGCGATGCAGAAATCTGCACAGAAAACGCTACAGGCTGCGAAATCTGCGATTGCAAACGTTTCCAGCGATTTGAATATTGGAGCAGGCACATCCAAAGCGGCTGGAACAACGCAAGTTGTCAACAATTATAACTTTAATCAGACAAACAACAGCCCAAAGGCACTATCTCGGTATGATATTTACAGGCAGTCCAAAAATCTGCTGAATGCAAAGGGGTGATTTTTTTGTATTTCGTCAAAACAAAAACGATTGATTTTACAAATAACGCTAATTTTTGCATTTATAAAATAGATGGATTAGCCCCACCCGGAGCAACGTTGAATTTTAGCACAATTGCCAACGTAGACGGAGAGGTTTATAACTCTGGCAGAATCAACAAGCGAAATATTGTGCTATATATCAAGATGTTTCCAGACGTGGAGCAAAACCGGAATGCTTTATACGAACATTTTCCGCTGGGAAAAGTCGTCCGGATCTATTTCCGGAATGGGCTGCATGATGTCTACATTGATGGATATGTGGAAACATTTGAATGCGACCTGTTCAGCAACAATGAAGCTGCACAAGTATCCATTATTTGCAATGACCCATATTTTAGAAGTGCAAAGAAAGAAACGTTGGTTTTGTCAGTATCAGAAGCCCGTTTTGAATTTCCATTTTCCATCAATATTGGTGAACCAATTCCCGTTTCTGAACGAAATTACAGCACATCTGGTATTATCAATGCCGGACTGGTGTCAACGGGAATGGTGGTTGAATTTAAGGCAATTGGAAAAATCACATCCAGACCATGGCTAACCAATTTGACATCCAATCAAACCATGAAGCTGACAGGCACAGAAACAACGCTGAATCAAGGCGAAAAAATTACAGTAAACACCAACAAACATCATTTATCGATTGTAAAGACATTTACGGATGGAACAACCAAAAATATTTTGAACACGATGGATGAAAGTTTTGAGTGGGTGCAGCTGCTGCCTGGAAAGAATCGTCTTACCTATGGGGCAGACGAAAAGCCGGAAAATCTGCTTGTTACTATCACAGTTGACAAGTTATTACTGGGGGTATGATGGCTTGGTATTGTACATATTGAATCAAACTTTTCAAAGAGTTGCTGTAATTGATCAATATAGTTCCATAATTTGGACACGGCGTTACTGGGATGTTGGGGATTTTGAGCTATACGTTCCAGCTGATCCAGATTTACTACAGTACTTGCAGATTGGATTTTACGTTTTTCGGGAAGATTGTGAAAGCACGATGATGATTGAACACATTGAAATCAAGACCGATGCAGAAAACGGGAACTATTTTATCATTTCCGGACGTGGCGTTGAAAATATCTTATCTTACAGGGTCGTTGCAAATGCCGGTTCTTTCTCTGCAAGTTCTCCATCAGCATTGTGCTGCTGGCTGATCAGCTTGGAAGCAAAAGGTGTGAATGCAAAATATGCCGATCGGGAAATCGATATTATAAAAGATTTGTATGGTGTGAAAATTGATAATGAAGAGGGATATTTTTATTGGAACATCTATCAATATCAGAATCTTCTTGATGCAATTTTCAGTATATGCAAGCAGTATGGTTTTAGTTTTAGATTTGTTTTTACAGATAAAAAGGATGGATTCAATTTTACGTGTTACAAAGGCGTTGATCGGACATTCGACCAAAAAGAAAATACCCCTGTTATTTTTTCACCGAAATACTACAACTTAATCAATAGTCAATATGTTTTGGACGATGAGAATAATAAAACGATGGCTTTTATTGCCGGAGAAGGGGAAGGTGCTGACCGATCAGTTATTTGGACGCACAAGACGTGGAATTCTGCCGATGAACACAATGTTCCAAAGCAATTAGACCGCCGGGAAATTTTTGTGGATGCTCGTGACCTAAGAATGAAAAAAGACGATGGTACATATTACACTGCTGCTGAATATGGGATACTTTTAAGACAGCGTGGAAAAGAAAAGCTGTTTGAAACTGGCATCATTGAGGGACTGTCCGGAGAAGTGGACACAACACTGCAATTTATATACCGCCGGGATTTGGATTTAGGCGACCTTGTAAGCATTGAAAATGAATACGGCATGAAAGCAAATGCACGAGTTTTGGAAGTAATTGAAGCGGATGACGAAAACGGTTACAGAGTAACGCCAACATTTTCAGACTGGGAGATGAAATCATGATAAAAAGTGGATTTTATGACAGTATCAATCATGACCGCCTGTATGGGGCAGATGATTTTTCAGATTATTTCGAAGGATTGATTTCTGACGGGATTTATGCAGGCATTGGAAAAGAATTTAGAGTTTTTGCCGATGGATCTACGATGGGCGTTCAGGTTGACACAGGCAGAGCAAAAATCTTAAATAAGTATGTGAGAAATACGGATATTCTGGAAGTCGAGATTGATGCGGCAGACAGCGAGAACCCTCGATGGGATGCAGTTTGTGTATCGGTCAATCTGGATGAAGCATACAGAAACGGCTATATTGATGTACATAAAGGGACACCGGCAGCTGATCCGCAAAAGCCGGATGTTCCGGACACCAACGCAGCAAAGTTGTTTGTGCTTGCCTATGTCTATGTACCTGCACAGGCAACCGTTATCAATGCCGAAAACGTAAACGATAATCGTGGAGCTGCGAATTGTCCGTATGTAGTCGGCATCACAGGAACGGAAAATATTGTGAATGTCGTGCAGGAAGCTGCAACAAATGCACAAAGTCAAATTACTGCAACAGTGGCGGATGCACAGACACAAATTTCCGGATTTGTTACAGATGCACAGGCAAAAACAAATAAATTTGTAGCAGATGCACAAAGTCAGATTGATACTGCTCTAAGTACACAGCAGACACAGTTTGACAAGTTTTTGACTGATTCTAAAACAGAATTACAAACTTTAGAGGTTGACTTTAATGCTTGGTGGAATGACAAGAAACAAAACAAAATCAAACTGTTAGAGGATACAACACAATATACTATTACAAACGGAAACGGTGACGTTCCTGTAGCAAAAGGCAGATACTCATTAGACGACGAAATCGCTGGGAAAGCAGTTGCAAACGTGTATAAAAACGGATTATATTTGACTCGTAACGTAGATTATACTATGCGGTATACGGATATTTCTACTTATTTTGGGCTAAAAACCGTAAATGATGGTGACAAAATCACAATTCAGATTCTGAAAATTTCATCATAAGTGGGAGTGATTTTTTTGAGCAGTATTATTACAATTCTTTTATCTGTAATCAGTGCGTCTGGGATTCTTGGAATTGGGACAAGAGCAATTTTAGCCCGAATGAAAGAACAGGAAATGCGACAAAAGGCACTGGAATTTGGCGTACAAGCCTTGCTCCGTGACCGGATGTTGCACTGCTATAACAAGTACATTGATGCAGGGTTTGCACCGATTTACGCAAAAGAAAACTATGAAAACATGTATCAGCAGTATCATGAACTGGGCGGCAATGGTGTGATGACACACTTGCACGAAGAATTTATGGCACTGCCGACCGAGAAAGGAGCATAACATGAGAAACTGGAAACTTTGGGCAAAGGCTGCAGCAGTCAGAGCCGTGAAAACCATGGCACAGACCGCAGTAGCAACGATTGGCGTAGCTGCCGTGATGCAAGATGTCAATTGGATCGCCGTTGGCAGTGCGGCTCTGCTGGCTGGGGTGTTGTCCGTTTTGACATCCGTAGCAGGGCTGCCGGAGGCTGAACGATGAATAGAAGGAAGCTAATAAAATATGATGATATTTTGTCAGGGAAAGGGTTGAAGGAATTGATTTCTGAAACGCATCCACCAATGCCAAATTGCATTCCGCCTTGTCCAGACAAATATGAAACAATCACAGTTACGATGAAAGATGGAAAATTTGCTGAGTGGAAGAAAGGTGAATGGGATGATTACACCTATGATGGAAAGTTTTTTATTGTGATGAAAAATGAAGCTTGGATTGGTTTTTACAATCTTGATGAAATCAGAACAATTGTAGTTGAATAAGAAAACCGCCCAGCAGCGGAAAAGCTGCCGGACGGCATCGGGTTATTCGGTTTCGGTCTGTTCTGGGTTATCTCTGCAAAGTTCATCCAGCGTGACACCCAGGGCATCGGCAAGCTTAATAGCGTTAGACACGAGGCAATCCCCATTTCTGAGGATGTTTTCAACTGTTCGTTTTGGCAATTCCGCCAGATCTGCCAACTGCTGAACCGTTAACCCTTTTTGTGCTCGAATTTGTTTCAGGTTCATTTCTTTCCTTTCTGGTAAAAGTAAAGCGTCAACTTTACAATTCCAAATAAAATGAGTAAGCAACCGAATTTTGTAAGTGTTCCCATTGTGTTGACATTGGCTTTCTTTTATGATACAATGGTGAGTAGCAGGGAGAGCGGAAATTTTCCACTCTATGCTACCCTTTCTGTTAGCCTATGATTTTATCAATCAGTATTAACAGAAATCCGACTGTGAAGTCTACCAACGCACTAATCAAAAGATTGCTGACATCAATCTTAGTTTTTGATTTATGCCGTTTGGTAGGCTTCTTTTTTTGTCTTGCCAATGCTTTCTAACCCCCTTTCTGTATATTATTATACCACATTAAAAGGTGGTTGTCAAGTGCTTTTTCAAATTTTTCTAAAAATATTTTTTGTGAAAGGATGATATTATGTCAGTCAATCATTATGATTATAATGATAGTACCCAGCTTTCCCCACATTTTAATGTTAGGGAATTCCGGTGTCAGTGTGGACAATCACACGAAACTTTGATTGCATCTGAATTGGTCGACAAGCTGGAATCTCTTTACACCGCCCTGAATTGCAGTAAAATCATCGTGACAAGTGGCTACCGCTGCCCAGAGCATGACAAGGCGGTTGGCGGTACGAGCAGCGGTCAGCATACCAAAGGCACTGCTGCGGATGTCTGCTGTTACGGGCAGGACGGGCAGCTGATCAGCAGCAAGACGGTGTGCTGCAAGGCTCAGGATTTGGGGTTTGGAGGTATCGCTAACATCACAAGCAGCTATCAGTATACGCATTTGGATGTTCGGACGGGATACCGCTGGCTAGGTGACGAAACAAAAGGCAATGGCACGGTTACAGATGACTTTTACAAGTACTTTGGTATTGAAAAGGCAGAGACTAAAACAAAAAATATCTTAAAAGGGATTGATGTATCCTATGCACAGGGCGTGATTGACTGGGAAAAAGTAAAAGCATCCGGATTAGTGGATTTTGCGATTCTGCGGGCAGGCTACGGAAAGGAAACCACTCAGGTAGACACACAGTTTGAACGAAACTATGCCGCCTGCAAACGACTGGGGATTCCAGTCGGCGTTTACTGGTATAGTTATGCTACCACTGCCGCAGAATCAGAGCAGGAAGCGAAAGTTTGCCTGCAAACGATTCGGGGAAAGCAATTTGAATATCCGGTTGCCTTCGACATTGAGGAAAAAGAAAGCCTGCAAAATGCAGATGCCTTATGCCAGGCATTTTGCAGTGCATTGGAAAAACAGGGCTATTATGCGGCAATTTATACGTTCAAGTCGGCTCTAGAAAATAACATCAGTGCAGCGATCAAGAGCCACTATGATATTTTTCTTTCACATGTCGGCGTGCAACAGACCTCTTACGCTGGAGCATATGGGCTGTGGCAGTATAGCTGGACGGGACGCATTCCTGGCATCACGGGCGATGTTGATCTGAATTATGCGTATAAAAATTACCCGGCGATCATCAAACAAGCTGGTTTAAATGGATTTGGAAAAACAGAGCCAGAACCAGAGCCGAAGCCAACACCTGAACCAGATAGTGAAGAAAACACGCTGCAACAGATTTTAAAGCATGTGGCAAACATAGATGAAAAAATAAATGGCAATATTACATGAAATATCACATAATATTGCCATATATAAAAATCGGGAGCACCGTCACAACGCCGCTCCCTTTAAAACTGATTCAGTTTTTACATTACATATTTATTATACCATCTTGGTTCTTAAAAGTCAACGATTTTTTTTAAAAATTGAAAACTTGAAAGTATTATATCATTTTTTCCGAAAAAAGATAAATATTTATGTTCAAATCGCCCAAGAATTTTTCTTATTGCTTTCAGATCGTGCTGCAAAATATCTTTTGGCAGAAATGTAGAATCTCCAAATCGCTTGTTGGCAAGATACAATACACTTGCAAATTCATGCAATGTTCGGCACCTCAATCTTGATTGAATCATTGATTTTGTGCATCCTTTTCTCGAAACGAATGTTCTGACAACCGAAAGTGGATAACATTCATTTCCTGATAAATCATGCAAGATACAATTGTTATGTGCACAAGCATTGCGGATACTTTTTATGCTATGTAGCAGTTGAGATGAAAGTGGGCTATCTTCTTCATGATATTTATAATAAAAATCATAAAAACGAATTAACCCACCGAATGTGATAGATTCCAGCAGAACCCATATGGGCATATCAATGCAGTACTGCTTTTCTCTACCATTTTGTTTATATAGATGACAATATACATCATTGTTGTTATCTGAACAGTCACACTCAGAAATATACTTTTTTAGCAAATCGCTTATATAACCATTTCGCTGAATTCCCTTCTGTAAAATATCATTTGCTGTATAAGAATCGCTCTTTAAAAATGCAGTAACGATTGCATATGCATCTTCTGGTTTTCTTGTTTCAAAGTCTTTCAAAAGAGATAATTTTAGGCAATGTTCTATATCGACACAAATCCCAAAAATCTGTTTTCTAAGCTGCAAATCTAAAATTGCAAGTGCTTTCAAATGAAAAAAATCAAGATTTACGTATTTACCTTTCTTTTCACCCAATTGTGCTTTTTGAAAATTTTTTCTATATGAATACAGCCGCAAAAAATTATTCTTCTCTAT